GTTGTCTCCTCTATTGTTGCGCCAGATTCTGAGAATCGACGGCGTTCGTTTTAATCAGATGCGCCACGCGCTGGGCGTTGCTTTGCACCTGACCGATCAGGTCATCCGGTCCCTGTGGACCCGTTCCGCTCATTGAGCCAACGGCACCACCCTGCTGCTGCAGGAACTGCTGGTGCTGCTGAACGTGTTGCTGGACCGCTGCCAGCACCATCTGCTGCTGATCGACAGGCACTTGGGCAAACTGCGGGTTCTGCTGCACCACCTCTGGCGACTGCAATTTGAGATGCGTCTGGTGATCCTCTTCAGGCTGAACGCCGGGGTCTTGGCCACGTAGCAGCCAGCCCATCAACTCCATCTGTGCCGCCTTCATTGCGTCGGCGTTGCGGTCATCCTTCAGCAGCGTGTCCACGTCCACCTTGCGGAATGCCTTGATCATCATCTTGACGGCTTCGCCCCGGTCTACCTCTGGCAACTGAATCAGCCTGTCGAACAACCCAAGCGTATCGTCACGCTCAAGCTGCTCAATCAGCGGCAGCATCGACCCTGCTTCAATGTCTATCCGTCGCCGCCCCTGCAACCAATAGTTCTCAATGGCAGCAAGCCTTATGGGTTCGCCCTCTGGTGATATGTTCAGAATATACTGGTTTGGCGTATACCGCTGGTCGGACATCACGCTCATGGCATTGTCGACGATCCACTCATAAGCATCGACCACGGATACCTGCATCCACTCCCGGTTCAGTTGGGCTTCGCTGGCGTTGATGCTGGCCTCTGTTGCCGTGTTGGAACTCCGCGCTTCCACGGACATAATGCGGGATTCGTAGAACTGGGCGTCGCGCTCAAGCTGGATCTGGTCTGACGGTGGGGTACCCCAGTTCAGTTCCCGCAGTGCTGTGCCGGGGTCATTCACCCACAGCACGCTGCCATCTTCAAGGTTGCCGAGACTGTCGGGCAAGTGCGGGTTCGCCGTCTTCTCACCCCTGTTCCCCAATGAGATTCGGGCGTGTTTCTTCAGCAGGTCCACGCGGCGGGAAACGCTCTCCAGAATCAACTGCTGTGGTGCGCGGACATATTCCATCAGCGGCACACCGTAGAAGGCGTCGCCAATGTCGAATGACATGCTGAAATACGGAAACCCGTTTGTCGTCAGCCAGCCTTCAGGTTCACTGAATTCACCCGTCATCAACTCCTGACTTGGGGCGAACGGGTCGGGCTGGGTGATCGGCGTGCGTGCAAGGAACGGATGCTCAATGTCTTCGATGGGTTCTTCGATGTCGTTGGCAAAGACGATGCGCTTCTTGTTGATCCTATCGTGGATCTCATAGAGCATCACCATCTTCTGGAGCCGTTTGGCTTCAGATATGGCGTCTTCTTCTTCTGAGGTGTCCACCATCCCGTTGCTGTAGTTCACCAGCACATTGTCGAGCGTAGCGTCGCCATCGCTGGCAGCAACAGGCGTCAGCCGCCGTCGGAACTGTGCGAACCTGTCATCGGCCTGTGCAAATTGCAGCGGCACCAGCATCTTCTCAATCACATACTGAGCACTGCTGAAATCATTCGGCGGCACCAGCGGATCGACCATAACGTTGAAGGGACTGATGCGCTTGACGAAGGTGAAGTCCTCTTGCAGGGCGTCGTTGTAAACGTATGGTGCTTCGACCTCTTTGGAGTTGGCCGTGTTGTATCCAATCTTGAGCCAGCCCCGGTAGCAGAACAGCACATCGAAGATCGTCTGGTGGATCTCAGGCTTGACGTCCATCACGTCGAGAGCTTCGTTGGCGAACCGCTCCAGCACCGCCGACCCGTATTCAAATGGCTCGTCGTCTACGTTGAGGAATACCTTTGGGTAGTTGAACGATATGCTGGCGATCAGCTTCCGAACCAGCGGGAAGAATGTTGAAATCTTCACCATGAACTCAGATTCCATTCCGGGAACCTGCATCTCAAGGTTATAGATTTTTATCAGCTTCTTCCAGCGTTCGTGCTTGGGCGCGTAGTATTTTTCACAGTTCTTGATTGTGTCGCGCCAGTATTTTTGCTCTTCGGCTTTCACTGCTTTATTCTCCCTGTTCCACTTCGTGGCCCATCAGCGATACGAACAGATTCCAATCCATACAGACCATCGGCTGCTGCCTGTCCCGCTTTAATATAAGGACATCGCAGTCGCCCATCCATTTCTCTAGCGTCTGAAAGCCGCTGCCGCTCTTTCGGGCCTTGACCTCTGCCGTGTATTTGTGGCGCGGTCCAAACTTGACATCGCCATAGATAGCACCAGCACCAGAGAGCGGGACGCGGAACGCCGGGATGCCCGCACCCTTCAGTGCGTTGACGATCTCATATTCGACGCGGGTGCCTTTGGCTTTGGGCGTTCTGCCACTCATCGTTTCATCCATCGGGAAAGCCAAAGGCTTTCGCTGTTTATGGTGGGGCGTTACGGAATCGAACCGCCTATCCTATGGCACGGGAGTTACAGGCCCGCTCCAATCCCACTTGGTAGACGCCCCACATATTGGAGGAAGATGCTGGATCTGCCACTCATCCATTACCCTAAGAAATTGGCAGAATACTTGCCAATGTTTTTTTTGCGTAGGCTCGTCAGTATCGCCTCTGCGCTCGACACAGGATCGGGCCTGTCTATCTCGTTCACCTCCATCGGCCCGTATATCTGCTCCAGCCCCATGCCGATGAAGGCGATGGTATCGACCTGATCGTCCACGTTGGTATTCGGAAAGCGTCGCAGTTCCAGCATCAGGTCATCAGCCCACTCCGCATCGGACGGCACGTGAACCATCCCCATCTGAATGCGCCCCTGTATCGACCGCGCCCTTGCCGACTTGTTTGTCGCCACAGACACAGGTGACCGTGGGATGAACGCCTTACGCTCCCGCATTCGCTGCACCAGAAACGGGCCGATGCTTTTATTTATGACGCTGTTCTCTTCAAACCACCGAACGGGCTGCCACGCCTTCATCAGGTCAATGGCTGACTCTACCCATACGTCAGATTGTGACTGCGCCCTCCAGAGGTCGAGCACCCAGATGTGCTGCTGGCTGTCAACGCCGACGATGATATGCACCGTCCAATCCCCGGCGTCGTCCTTCGTCGCATAATCAGATGCGGCATAGATGGCCAACTGGTGAGGCTTCTCGTCCCGGCGATAACGATGGATTCTATTGACGTCGAAGAAGGCATTATCCGATACCACAGGATTTAACAGCATCTGACAACTAAAAATATACTCCGACATGTTCAGCCGCTTCTCGGCTATGTATCCCGCCGACAGCAGAACCGGGACGCCTGACAGTTGCCCATTGTCCGTCGCTGGATGTATTCTCGGCGTCGCTACACCACGCTCCAGCATCGTGCCGTAGGTGTCCATGTCATCATAGCGGGTGCCGATATACCGTCTGATGCCACCCTCTGACCCAAGATTCGTGCTGAGTTCCCACCGCTGCGTTGTCTTCTGTATCTGGTCGGGCGTCGACACCGAATGCTCGGTCACCACATCATCATATACCAATATGCCGTAATGTCTACCCGTCGGCATCCCATCGACCAGCCCATACGCCTCTACCGTGGCCTCTCTGGGGTTGCTCTGCCGTCGGACGATCAGCCCCTCATTCTCGCTCCACTTGGGCGACTGCGCCTGTGGCTTGGCGTAGAGGATGTCAGGGAACCACGACTTCAACTGCTCATTGTTTTCCAGTTCCTCCTTTATCTGTCGGAGAAACGCTTTTGCCGTTGGTCTGTTGTAGGATAGAATGCAGCAGGTCACTTCCGGATTGTTCAGGATGTTCTGTATCGTCATCGCGAACGTGATGATCGTGCTCTTGTAGTGCTCCCGCGCCCACAGATCCAGCATCCCGTTCGGACTCTCCTCCACCTCCCGGCACCGCTCCAGTATCCACTGACGGTTCGCGTCCTCCCTCTTGCATACGAATACCAGAAGGAAGAACAGATCCGTTTTGCACAGCCACCTCAGCATCTTGAACCGCTCCACCTCCGAGCACTTCGCCAAGCCAGCGAGAAGCGTCCGATATTCCGATGTCGAGCTTGGCTTCGACGTTGATGCTTGTTGCATTGACCTCCATCTCCTGTGGGGCGTCGAGTCCTAATATGGCGCAGCGGCGCGATACCACCTTGTGGATCGTGTCGAGATAGCGCGGGTCGCCTGTCAGCGTCACCGTCTCCTCTGATACCACCTGCACCTGCTGGCCGTTGCTCTGCGTCACCCGGCGCGTTTGCTTTGCCGTCTCACCGATAGACCTGTCCCACGCTTCCCACGCCTCTTCTTCTACCCGATTCAATTTCTCCAGTTGATCGAAGCGTTCTTCCCTGATGTGGTTTTTGTTCTGCTCGGCCCATCGCATTCGCAACGTGCGGCGGTCCAATGAAATCATCGCTGGTGTCCGGTCCAGTTGTTGCGCCTGTTGACGGACGGTCTGGCCCTGCGCAAGTCCTTTAGCGACAAGGTTCAGGTGCTGTTCTCGTTGTGTTGGGCTGGTTGTTTTCGGTGGCATAATTTAATCGTATTAATCATTTATAACATTAATATACAAAGCATTAGTCAATAAAGGCTTCGGCAGCGGCCAAGACGTTCCAGAATCGCAAAAAGAATTCCCTAGCTGTTTACCTGCACTCCACCCCGAATGCATCCTAAAAGCCTCCTATTGCTTGTTTATGGCTGTTTCCCTGACTTTAATATATTGTCTGCAATAGATAGTGCAATGGCTTTCATCATCTTTGGTGGGACTGAGTTGCCGAGTCTGGCGATCTGGTGCTTGAATGATCCGTGCAGCTTATAATCGTCTGGGAATGATTGGAGCCTCTTGTGCTCGCCTATGGACATCCAGCGGTCTTCGTGGGGATGATACTGTGGTTGTGTTTTGCAGAGTGTGTTGGTGGGTTTACCGATCGGGCAGCGATACCAGGAGAAGTATTTGTTCACT